GATCAGGTTAAGGGCGGCAAACTTCTCTACCAGTGTATTGAATTCCTCACCACTTGTGGCGTTTGTTTTAGAAAGGTTGCCGGTGGGGCCTAGTTGGTGGGCAAATCGCGCGGCTGTGGGCGTGAATACATCAAATGTGGCGGGAACATCTATTTGCTTAACGGGGTCAGTCATTGTTATTCTCCGGTGGTTTCAAGTTGATAGGGCACGTCGGGCAAGCAAGGGATTGCATCTAAATTCGTGACAACAAGGGGTTTTTTCTTGTCATAGCGCGCACGGCATGCTTTTTTAAACGCTTCACATTCACCGTATACATTAGGACTAAATGATTTTTTATTGTAAGGGACGCCGTTTATTTTTTCACGCCATATCGCTCTATAGGAATAATAGGCGCCATATTCTTTATGCGTAAAGTCTAATGTCACCCCGATAACGCCGGAAGTATTGCGTGGCGAGTGCTTAATCACTTCAACGTGATTTGAGCGGTGAATCTTTCCTATCAAGTGGGTGGCATTCATTTCCTTTAATCGTTTGTTGCGCATTCTTACGGCGGCGATTAAGCAGCTTTTTTGTGTTTTATAATGCGAGAAGCTAAAACAATAACTGGTATATTTTGTAGACGCCCTGACTAGTTCCCCATCAATGATTTCAGGAATACGCACTTGATATAATGACATGTTGCGCGTAGAGCAATAAGTGATGTATTTGTAACCTATCATAACCATAGCTCCATAATAGTAGGATCATCTGCGTAATTACGCATAAGGTGGGTGTTATATTTCTCAGGGATTAAGTTGCGTAATTCGCCTAAATTATCGGACAATATAATATTACCGGTGGGTGTTTCGGCATTGTATTTGCGGGCCACAAACTTAGTGGGAAAATCTTTTGGGTGGTCATAAACGACCCAGATAAAAAAATCAGCCATTAAATAATTCTCCGTTTATTACATAAGGAACAGGCGGCATGCATGGCATAGCATCTTTATTCACAACGACTAAAGGGCGCTGGGGCTTGGCGCTTTCCCATCGTGCAATACAGGCCAGTTCAAAAGCTTCTGTTACCCCATGAAGTTCACAGGGGAATATTTCGTGCCGGTTAGCGGCTTTATTGTCTGAGCCAACTACCGTCCATGTGGCGCGGTACTCATAACAAGAACCATCGTTTTTATTAAGGCGTAGCGCAACACCAATAACACCCGATTTATTTTTGGATGATACCGAATGCATTCTAACCGCATAGGTTTTAAGTTTCTCCGATAAAGGTAATCCGTTATCAATAAAATATTGATCTCGCCATTTAATAGCGGCGGCTAATGATTTTTTTTGTGTGCCGTATACGGATACTGAAAAGTGCTTGGTTATTAATTTGAATCGGTTGTGGTAAGCAATCCCGTCCTTAAATTGGGGCACTCGCACTAAATAACTGCGAACCTTATCGCGGGATAAAATTGAAATGTAATGATGCTTTTTCATTTTGGCGTCACCAATCTTGATCGTTTATGCGTTTCATTTCGCCGTTATCTTTTCTTTCGATATAAATTTTAAAATCTTTGTCTTTAAATAAGTAGGCGTACGTGTCTTCGTCTGTTTGGAAGTTAACGGTTTTTTCTTGGTTATAAATTAGATATTGAACGTAATCGCAATCAGTGAAAATGGATTTCTGGATTTTTAGAATCATTTATGGGCCACCCAATTACCGCTTGGTGTCCCTATTCCATTCCATTCTCTAACGGCCAGATAGGCGTCGGCCCTGCTTTCGCGGGGGTAACAATAACGGCCTTTATAGCCGCTTTCGTCTAGCCCATAGCATAAGCCTATGGTGAAGATAAAGTCGGACAAACCAATAATTTTGCCATTAGACAGTTCACGGAGGCCGTAATAGCCGTTTGCAATTAACAGAGAGTGAAGAGGGGAGTCAATAAAAGGGATGGCTCTTGGCGACATATTATTACTTTTTTTAGTTTTATTATTTAAAACAATATACAGGACAACAAATGCCGGAGCAACCCGAGAATACAGCAATTGATACAACCGGCCTTGCATTAGAGCTAGGCGAATTATTGCATGAGCTGGAAGCATTAGAGGTTACTAATGCATTGGATCATTATGATCCCTACCCCTACCAAATGAAGTTCCACAATGACGATGCAAAATTTCGATGTTTGCGTGCTGGGAACCGTATTGGGAAAACACACAGTGGCGGCGCTGAAGTTGCATACCATTTAACCGGGCTTTATCCGAAGTGGTGGAAAGGCCGCCGATTTAGTGACCCCGTTAGAGTGGTGGCGGCAGGAAAGAATAACGAAAAAACCCGCGACTTAATTCAAAGCGCTTTGTTTGGTGACCCAACATCACTAAATGCATGGGGGACGGGTTGGGTACCTAAGCATTTGATAGGCGAAACCATGCGCAAACCCGGTGTTCCCGAAGCAAAATACCATGTGCATATTAAACATGTTTCCGGCGGGTTTTCTAAAGTCACTCTATTGGCTTATGACATGCCTAAAGAAACATGGATGGGGCACAAGGCGGATATTAATTGGCTGGATGAAGAGCCGCCCGAACAAATTATGTCGCAAGCCATACGCTCTGTTATTGATACCGGCGGCATTATCTTAATGACCTTCACGCCAGAAAACGGCACCACGGGTGTTGTTAAATTAATGGATACAGCGGATTCGGCTTGGTCTCTACACAAAGCAGGATGGAAAGATGTTTGCGGGTCTGATTTCTTTTTGGACATGGGGAAATACTCTGTTGATTTTAAAATAAAACATCGAATGTCTGGCGCGCCCGGCCACTTAACAGAAGTTAAAATCACGGACGCATTAAAAGCGATGATGCCTCATGAAATTAAAATGCGAAGTGAAGGCGAGCCGGTTCTTGGGTCGGGCTTAGTGTTCCCCTATGCTGAGGATACCATTGCAATTGAACCGTTTGATTTACCGCATCATTGGCCGCGCCTTGCGGGAATTGATTTTGGTTATACGCACCCCACCGCCGTTGTTTGGATTGCGCTAGACCCTGAGACAAACACGATTTACTTATATGACGTATTGCGCATTGAGAAGCGCGAGATTGTAGAAATTGCACCGTACATTAATCAGCGTGACGGTGGAACCACCCCTATTGCGTGGCCGCACGATGGTAACAAACAATTCGGAATGGGCGACTCAATTCAAAACCAATACCGCATGTACGGGTGTAATTTATTACCTGAAAAATTCACTAACCCCCCTAAAGAAGGCCAGCAAGAAGGGCAAGGCGGCATTCAAATTATGCCGGGCATTGTTGATATGGCGACCCGCATGATCGAGGGTCGATTCAGGGTTTTTTCACAGCTAGGAGAATGGTTTGAGGAGTTCAGAAATTACCACCATAAAGACCACAAAATAGTTGATCGAGATGATGACATTATGGCGGCCACCCGTTATGCCGTAATGAGTATCCGGCATGCCGAACGACCTGATAAACGTTATTTTAAACCCAAAGTAAAACGCGCAGTTCATTAACCCAAAGAGGCAATATTATGATGTACAAAGAACCTAAAAAAACCGGTAAACCTAATGCATTAGATGATGATCCTGTTGATCGTGGCACCACTGGGCAGTCATTGCGTGATAAAAAAATGCGCTATGACCCTGCAACCGGAAAGCCTACAGATAGCAACAAAGTAGATTATGACGGTGCGGATATAGATTACGACATGGATGATGATTATGAATGATGCGCGAACTGATGCCGGGGATAACCCCCGGCTCACTGAGGAGCAAGTTAAAAACATAATTCAGTTTGCAACGGAAAATAAAAAGCAATGGTTTGACATGGTTTATGTTGATGATGATCTTAATAATGATCCGGTGGCTCGGGCATTTATTAAGCGTATTGCGGTAGGCTTATTTCAAGATGCGGTAGACGCTGAATTAAGGGAAAACTTTTTAAAACCGGCGACAAAACGGGAGCGAATAAGTGGAAGCGATAGAAATTAAACAGCGTTACGATGCCCTTTGGGGTATTCGTAAAACGGTCGAGCAAGACTGGGATTTAATTGAAAAATTTATTGCCCCCTTGCGGGGTGGTAAGTTCTTTCAGGAACAAAGCAGTGAGCATGAAATTGATTGGCGGCGGGGCCGTGATGTTTTCGACTCCACCGCAATACTAGCCTCTAATACGTTAGCGAGTTCTATTCATGGCGCGTTAACGTCACCCTCTACCCGTTGGTTTAGTTTGCGGTTTCGTGATGATAAATTAAACGTAGAAGACGAAGCTATTGAATGGTTGCAAGCCTGTAGCGAACGTATTTGGTACGCTCTTCAAGATTCCGATTTTAACCTTGAGGTGAATGAAGCGTATCAAGATTTAGTGGCGTTTGGCACAAGCTGTGTAATTGAAGAGGCGGAAAGTGAAGTTGAATGGAAGGGAATAGACTTTTCAACCTTGCCAATACGTGAGATTTATTTTGAACAAAATCATAAGGGACAGATTGAACATTTTTACCGACGCCTACAGTGGACGCCTTTACAAATCATTACCAAGTTTGGTGAAGATAAGGTGCCTGAATATATCAAGGAGCAAGCCAAGCAACCGGGGCAAGCAGATCATAAGTTAACGGTAATTTATGCGGTGTACCCGCGCAAAGGAAAGGAAAATGCAGACGTTACGCAATTACTTGCGCCTAAACAACGCCCCTTTGCGTCAAAGTATATTATTCACAGTAATGCCGAGCAAGTAGGCGATGAGGGCGGCTATTATGAGATGCCCGCCTACATTCCCCGCTACCAAAAAACCTCGGGGTCGATGTGGGGGTTTGGCGCGGGAACTATTGCCATTAGTGACGTGATGACATTAAACGCCGTGGTTGAGCAACGACTAAGCGCAGCAGCAAAAGCCATTGATCCGCCGTCATTAGTAACAGAGCGCGGGCTGTTATCAGATTTGGATTTAGAGCCGGGCGGCTTAACGGTGGTGCGGGATATTAACGGCGCAAAACCGTATGAATCTGGCGCACGGTTTGATGTATCTGAAGGCATGATTGCAGATTTGAGAAACAGCGTTAACCGTATGTTTTTGGTTGATCGGTTAGAGCTTAAAGAATCGCCCGCGATGACCGCCACCGAAGTTAATGCGCGCTATGATTTAATGCAACGGTTATTAGGGCCGGTGTTTGGGCGTCTGCAAACCGATTTTTTAAACCCCATGTTAGAGCGCACGTTTCGCATTATGTTTCGTGCGGGACAGTTCCCGCCCATGCCGGATTCATTGGCCGAACGTGAGGCGGAGTTAGACGTGGAATATATCGGGCCAATGGGGCGCGCGCAAAAATCTGACATGCTGGGGGCGATGAGTCAGTGGATGCGTGACATGGCCGAACTGGGTGAGTTATATCCTGAACTGCGTATGTTGCCAGACGCACAAGCCTATGGCCGCGAGATGGCGAAAGCCGCCAATGTTCCCGCTACTATTGTGCGCTCTAAAGAAGAGGTTGACGAAATGGTTAACCAAGAGCAACAAGCGAAACTTCAACAGCAACAACTTGAGCAAGCGGGTATGCAAGGCCAAGCCATGCAAGCAATGGGTGACGGTGCACAGGCGTTACAGGATGCCGGGGTTGAGGGCGGGCAACAATGACCGATACCTTAAGTAGCCTTAAAAAGAAACTTAAAAATAAATCAGCGCGCATCAATATGTTTATGAATTCAGAGCTGGGCCAAGAAGTGATTAAGGCACTAGAGGATGAATTCTATCATGGCGCTTTGTTTGAGGATGACCCTTACAAAACCGCTTATAACTTAGGGCGTCGTGACGTGGTTGTTTACCTTAAAGAATTGCAAAACTGGAGAACAAAAAATGAGTGAAGACGCAAATACAGATGACGCATTAAAAGACATGTTGCCGGATAATTGGCGCGATGTTTTGCCGGACGATTTAAAAACGAACGGCGTATTAAGTGGCGTCACCTCCATTAGTCAGATGGCAAAAATGACCGTGGACGCAAGGCAATACGGAAGCAACTCTATTCGTATTCCATCAGAAGATGCGAGCGAGGATGACCGAGGGAAATTCATTACTGACATTGTGGCAAAGGTGCCTACGTTAATGGTGAAGCCTAATCCTGATGATGACGCGGGCATTAAGGATGTAATGAAAGTGCTGGGCATGCCGGATGATGTTGCAGGGTATGAGATGAATGATATACCGGAAAATATTCAAGCCAACATGACGCACTTAAGCGAAAAAGCATTAGAGGCCGGGCTAACTAAAAAACAATTCAATGCGATTTCTGGCGGCATACTAGAGGACTATAAAAACAATTCTGATTTAGCGTATGGTGAGCAAGAAAAAAATAGGGAGCAATTAAAAACCGAATGGGGGGCCGCGTATGATCAAAAAATTGAAACGATTAGTCACTTTGCAAAACAAACCGGTTTTAGTGACACGTTTATTGATGCCATTAATGATGGGGCTGTGGATAGTCATAACATGAAAGCATTTGATAACGTCATTAAAGGTTATGAAGGTGAAGCGGTGCAAATTGGGCGCCAAGCCACAAGCCCCGAAATTATTATGACACCCGCCGAAGCTGATGCGCGATTGAATGAATTAATGGGAGATAAAGATAATGCATTTTGGCACCCTGAAAATCCTAACCATGAAGCGGCGAAAAAGAAAGTGCTTGAGTTGGGCGAGTTAGCCGAGACCGGTCAAAAAAGTGACGCGGATAAATTCCGTGAATCCTTAATGGGGAACGGTTGACATATTAAGTCATAGTCGTATCATTACCGTATCGGCTAAGTACTTGTACCCCGATAGACCCCGAGACTGGCGGTAACCAGTAAGTCACCAAAGACCGGTAATGACGCCGCTAATCTTTCGACGAATTTTTATTAATTCATTGGGAGATTAGCCTCATGGCTATTGATATTTCAAAAGTCTATATCAGCACGTTCGAGAGAACGTTGCGACATTTAGCACAACAATCCATTACACGTTTACGCCCTTATGTAACAGAGCGCGCCACCAACGGCAAAGATCATGGTTGGGAGCGTTTAAGTGCGGCAACCTCTACCAGTAAAGGCGCAGGCTTAACCCCTACTCCATCCACTGGCGGCACATATTCAAGACGTTTAAGTTTAGCGCAAACCATTCACGCGGGCGATTCAACCGAGCAAGAAGATATTGTTCAAATGTTGATTGATCCTAATTCAAACCAAGCCGCATCACTTGCAATGGCAATCCGCCGAGCATGGGACGTTGAAATTTTAACGGCGGCAACGGGTGCGGCGTTAGATGGTGATGGGGTTGCGGTGCCGTTTGATGTAGCAAATCAACAGATCGCAGCGGCAAGCACCATAACGTTTGATTTGGTCACACAGGTTCAAGAGCGATTTCTTGATAACAATATTGAACCCGATGTACCCAAGGTGTTCGTGGTTGGGCCAAAGCAGGTAACTAAATTAATGCAGTTAACTGAGCAAACCTCAAGTGACTACGTTAATTCACAAGCACTGCAAACACTTAACAATACCGGCATTGTGCATAACTGGATGGGCTTCACGTGGGTGATGTCAACACTGTTAAACATTAATGTGGGTGCGCCGGATACGGTTGATTGTATTGCATTTACCAAGCGCGCTTTAGGGTTACAAATGAACCGCGACATGTTGGTTAGAATTGCGGAAGACCCTACACAGTCTTTTGCATGGCGTATTTATTGCGCTACCACTTTTGGTGTGG